CCCACAAAATTTGAACGGCACCATCCGCCGCATCGCCTATTACCCGACGCGCTTGTCTAACGCCACCTTGCAGGCATTGACGGCATGATCGACCTTTACCTCAAAGCCGCCGACGCTCTGGAACTGTACGCCTACCTTGAATCGGCAGGCGTCACCGTGCGTAGCGAGGACGGCCACGGCACCGCAGACGGTCACAAGTACGCGCTAGATGTCATTGGCGAGATTCCTGACAAGACCGGCTATCACGCTAATTTGCGCGTGCTTGACGCGGCATTTGATCCGGCAACGCTGGCGGCGATCACCATTGATGCGCCGAGCGAGCCGGTGAGGGGCTGGGCATGAGAAAAGCAGGACTATATGCCAACATCCTCGCAAAGCAGGAACGCCAAAAGCGCCAGCGCGCTGAAGGGCGGCCCGTGGAGCGCACTCGTCGCCCCGGCGAAGCAGGCGCACCGACGGCAGAAGCGTTCCGCCAAAGCGCCAAAACGGCCAAAGGTAACGTTTAATGGAACAGCCAGTCAGTCAAGAACTTGACAAGTACCTACGCCTCGTCGGTCAGTACGACAACGAGTTTGCGAAGTGGCAGGCGCGTACCAAGAAACTCATCAAGCGGTACCGCGACGACACCCGTGGGCAGTCGGGTAACGAAACCGCCAAGTTCAACATCCTCTGGAGCAACGTCCAGACGTTGATCCCTGCCGTCTACGCCAAACTGCCCAAGGCCGACGTCAGCCGCCGCTTTGGTGATAACGACCAAGTGGGCCGGGTCGCCGCCCAGTTGATTGAGCGTGCGCTGGACTTTGAGATTGAGCATTACCCCGACTTCCGCGCCACGATGAAGTATTGCGTTGAGGATCGTTTCCTCGGCGGTCGCGGCGTGGCATGGGTGCGCTACGAGCCGCACGTTCGCCCAATTGGCGTAGAGGACGACGGCGTACAGATCACCGAAGACATTGAGCGTGGCGAGGGTGCGCCGCCCGACCTTGAGGAAGTCGATTACGAGTGCGCCCCGGTTGATTACGTCCATTGGAAGGACTTTGGACACTCACAGGCACGCACATGGGAAGAAGTGACTTGTGTATGGCGCTGGGTCTACATGACCCGAGAAGCCCTCGTAGAGCGGTTTGGCGAGGAAATGGCCCGTCGTATCCCGATGGATCAGGGGCCGGATCAACTTAACGCCTACCGCGACAGCAAGCGCCAGCAGAACCTCGCCAAGATATGCGAGTTGTGGGACAAGGAGACGCTGCAAGTCTACTGGTTCTGCAAGGGTATGCCGCAGATCATTGACGTGCGCGACGACCCGCTTGGCCTTGAAGGGTTCTTCCCCTGCCCGAAACCGCTGTACGCAACCACGACCTCGGACAACCTCGTACCTGTCCCCGATTTCGTCCTTTACCAAGATCAGGCGATGGAACTGGACATCCTGTCCGACCGCATCGACGGGTTGGTAAAAGCCCTGCGCGTCAGGGGCGTTTATGACGCATCGCAACCCGCCCTCCAGCGGCTGATGACCGAAGGTGACAACAATGCTCTTATACCTGTGGATAAGTGGGCGGCATTTAGCGAGAAAGGTGGCCTTAAAGGCTCAATTGACCTACTCCCGCTTGACACGATGGCGCAAGCCCTCCTCCAATGCTATCAAGCCCGAGCGGACATCAAAGCCCAAATCTACGAAATCACGGGCATCGCGGACATCATCCGTGGGCAGTCTGCTGCGTCAGAAACAGCGACAGCGCAGCAAATCAAAGGCCAGTACGCCGGACTAAGGTTGCGGTCAATGCAGGAGGACGTGGCGCTATTTGCCACCGAACTCTTGCGGTTGAAGGCGCAGATCATGTGCCTCAAGTTCCAGCCGCAGACCATCCTGCAATACGCTGCCGCCCAACAGATGACCCCGGCGGATCAAGAACTGATCCCGCAAGCCTTGCAATTGCTGCAAGACAAGCCGTTGCGGAACTTCCGCATTGACGTAGCGGCGGATAGCCTCGTGCAGATTGACGAGCAGCAAATGAAGCAGGAGCGCATGGAATTCCTGCAAGCCTTTGGTGGGTTCCTGCAACAAGCCCTGCCGGTTGGCCAAAACGCCCCGCAGATGGTGCCTGTGATGGCCGAACTGATGCGCTTTGGTATGCAGGCATTTAAGTCGTCCCGACCAATTGAGGGTCAGTTAGATCAAGCCCTCCAACAGATGACCCAAATGGCGGGTCAGCCGCAGCCAAACCCAGAGGCCGAGGCTGCACAAGCCGCCGCGCAGATGGAGATGCAGCGGTCGCAGGCCGAGATGCAAATGGAGCAGGCCAAGATGGCCGCGCAGCAGCAACTTGAGCAGCAGAAAGCGCAACTGGAAGCGCAACTCAAGCAAGCCGAATTGGCCGCGCAGCAGCAAATTGAGCAACTCAAAGCGCAGACGCAGATGCAGATTGAGCAGCAGCGTCAGGCGTTTGAGGCGCAGTTAAAGGAACGCGAACTTGCCGCCCAGCAAGACATTGAGCGGTTTAAGGCAGAGGTCAACGCCCAAGCACAGATTGCCGTGGCACAGATTCGTGCCAACCCCGGCGTAGATATGTCGGGTGGCAAAATTCCGATGACGGCAGACATTGCCGCAGACCTTACCAACAAGGTTGGCGAAGCGATGGATCGTATGGCATCAATGAACGGCGATACCATGTCGCAGATCGCTCGCTCGCTGGAAATGCTCAAGGCACCTAAACGCATCATCCGTGGGCCTGATGGCCGTGCGGCAGGCGTTGAAATCGTCCAAATGGATATGTACCCCGAACCTGAGATGAGGCAGTAATGGCTAACGCAATCTACCCTTTATACAAGCAGGCGTTACTTGACGCATCGGCTAACGTCGATCTGAACGACAGCACCGTCAAGGTCGCGCTAATCGACACCGGCGTTTACCCGTACACCTCCACTGATGAGTTTTACTCGTCGGTGTCGGGCGTGGTCGGTACGCCGCAGACGATCAACAACACGACCGTCGCGCTGGGCCTCTTCGATGGCGACAACGTGACCTACACCGCCGTCACCGGCAACTCGGCTGAGGCGCTGCTGATTTACATCGACACCGGCTCGGCGGCGACTTCGCGCCTCGTCGCGTGGATTGATACGTCGGTTACGGGTTTGCCGGTTACGCCAAACGGCGGTGATATCAGCATCACTTGGAACGCTTCAGGCATCTTCCAACTCTAATGGCAATCGTTTACCGCGAGGTCAAAGGCTCTCCGCTTTCCTACGCGGAGTTAGACGGTAACTTCGCCGACCTTGCCGGTCGGACGGACGTTGCGTGGGCAATGGACGGCCTAGAGCCAACGTTGCGCGAAGGGGTTGGCAATCCCGCTGAACTTGCAACGTTCAAGGGCAACACGATTGCTTATGAGTTTGTCCCTAGCGCAGTCATGGAAACTTACGTCAACTGGGACACACCGTTTAACTGGAAGTCTGGAACTGACCTATACGCCGCAATCCACTGGTCACCGGGCACTAGCACCAATACGGGCAACGTGCGGTGGGGGTTGGAATTTACGACGGCTGCCGTCAACGGCGTGTTTGGCGATACGACGACGGTGTACGTTTTGGGTTCTGCCGACGGCACCGCCTACAAACATATCCAGTCAATCAGCGACCCATACCCCGGAAGCGGGGTGTCGTATAACCAGCGTTTTTTGATCCGACTTTTTCGCGACGGGGCCAATGGCGCTGATACGTTCCCCGACAACGCTTATCTTGTCGGTATTGATTTTTACTACCAAGTAGATAAGTTCGGCACGCCGTCTTATACGCCGCCATACACTTAGGAGTAGCCTGTGGCATTAGGCACTCCTACAGACGGCGGTGCAGCATATTCGGCAGCAGGCGGTGGCGGTACAACCGTCACCCCGGCCTATCCGACAAGCATTGCCGCTAACGATGTTCTAGTCCTTATTGTCGGCATGAAGCCGTCCACCGCGAACGGCGGTACGATCACGACGCCTTCTGGATGGACTCTGCGCGAAACGATCACCGCCCAAGGTGGTTACGGCACGACACTTGGCGCAGACACAGGCAACACCAACCTGTGGGTCTTCACCAAGGACACGGTTAATGGAACTGAAACTGGCAACCTGACCGTCACGGTTGCCACTAACAACATTTGCTGGGGGTTGATCGTTCGCATCCCCGGCGGCGGCGGGACATCGTTTTCCTACGGCACAGCGGACGGCTCTCGCGCAACTGCACCGACTTCCGGCACCGCGTTTACGACGCTGCTGACGAACGGGGCCACCGCGCCGAACTTGCAAAGCGGGGATGTCGCCATCTGGGCGATGTGTATCCCGACCGACGTTCTCAACAACGGCTTTACGGCCCCAACGATTTCTTCGACCGGCACGACTTTTGGCACCGCCGTCGAACTTGAGGAACCTGATTCAGGAAGCGGTAACGACATTGGTGGCTATGTTGCGTATGCCATTGCAACGGCAGGGTCTAGCACCGCAGCGCCAACTGTAGGCGTCACGGCGACCGGCACCGTCACCAACGTCCGTGGCCCTATCGCGTTGATCCGTGTCCGCGATACGTCGCAGACGCTGACTCCTGCCCTGTACACGAACGACCAGACCTTCTTCGCGCCAACAGTCACTCCCGGCACCGTCACGCTGACGCCTGACCTGTACACAAACGATCAAACGTTTTACAGCCCAGACGTTACGCAATCGGGCGGCGTGCAAAACCTTGATCCGGCGCTGTATACAAACGACCAAACGTTCTACGCGCCGACCGTAGCGGCAACGTATAGCCTAACGCCTGACCTGTATACGAACGTTCAAACGTTCTACGGGCCGACGATTGCGGCCACTTACAGCATTGAACCGGCGCTGTACACCAACGATCAGACGTTCTACAGCCCGACGGTAAGCCAAGCGGGGCAGGCCCAAGACCTGACCCCTGACCTGTACACCAACACCCAAACCTTTTACAGCGCAACGGTCACAACGACTTACAACATTGCGCCGTTGCTTTTTAGCAACACCCAGACGTTTTACAGCCCCACGGTATCCCAAGCAGGCGCGCCGCAAGATATTGCGCCCGACCTTTACACCAACAGCCAGACGTTTTTTGCCCTAACGCTGGCGGCAACGTACAGCCTTGAGTGTCAAGACTACGTTGATCCCGGCTACGTTGATCCGCCCGGATACGTTAATTGGTCGGCGTTTAACAACAATATCTTTTTCTCGCCTACGGTTACGGCGACCCCTGCCCCCGTCGTTATTTTGGACGGCCACGACGGCGACAAGGGCAAGCGCAAGCGGCGGTGGGATGAGGAAACCGAGCGTCGGGAACGGCGGCGGGCGGAAATACAGGACATTTTTGAGCGCGTCGTTGAGGGCAAGCGTGACGTAGCCGCGACAATTGTTGCGCCCTACGCACAAATTAGCCCAAAATCCGATACAATTAGGGTTGACTATGACCGGCTGTTGGCCGATATTGACCGCGTTGACCGACTTTATCGGGAATATCAAGAACTTGACGACGAGGAAGTGTTGTTGCTTTTATGAAACGAACTTACGTCTACATTGATGGCGAGTTTGTCGAGAAAAAGCGCGACGAAAAGGGCCGGTATCATTACTTGTTGCCCGAGTTCCAGCCGTACAAGTCCATGATTGACGGTCGCATGGTGACTTCCCGCGAACAGCATCGCCGTCACCTCAAGGCCAACAACTGTATTGAGATTGGCAACGAAGACCCGCTCAAGCACGGCCCAAAGGCCAAGCCGCAAAACAACCGGCTAGATGTGCTGAAGCATCAAGTTGCTAACATGACCCACGCCGACGCTAACCGAATACTGGCTCGCTTGCGTGATGACCTCCGTTTTACCCGAAACCCCACAGGAAATAGGTGACAAACATGGATAATGCCAACACCACACCGGATACCCCGGAAGTTGAGGCTGTTGATCGCAAGGACATCCTCGCGCAGCAGTTTGAGGCCGCCGAGCGCGGTGAGGA